CTCGAATGTCACTCGACCAATGTTGAGTGACACAGCGGTATCCCACCGCTGCCCACCGGAGCTAAGCTCCGGAACCGTACTCGAGTACCACAAGGTAGCTTCTCCAGGATCAGGCTTGTAGCCATAACCTGGAAAGTCCCACCAGGGGGTCTGTGAGTACAGGTTTCGGTACTTAACGTCCCTACTTCTAAGGACGATAGTACCGGACCTAATAGTGCCATTCAGAAACGCAATAAGCAGCCCGGAAGGGTTACACTTAGAGCGCGCCTGAAACTGTTCGCCCAAATTGACGCGACGCGACTTTGCGATAAAGGTTCTATATAAAATAGCTCCAGTATCACGATGTCTTACGTAGCGTCTAATGAAGGAGAACGGAACACGTATTCCAACAGCTGAGTCGTCTGCTCTAGGTATGGCCCTTTTAGGGACAGTCCTGAGCAACGTATGAACAACCCTCGGTAGAGGGATGCCAGTACGTGCGGTCCAGTCGTTGAAAGCGTTGATGGCACTATAACGATCGTGCGTCGTACGGAGCGATTTTAAATATACGCCCCGTACATTATGGCCCCGAAAGGAGTCATAACCACACGACTCGCGAAACGGTCCTTCAAAGAAGGACTTACTGCTATTCACGACGAATCCTGTGATGTCAAGGAGACGCAAAACTGATCTACTGAGGTATTCACTATAATTAACGAAAAGCTTACGCTTACGTTCATAGTGAGCCCCGGTAGGCACAATAATATCGTCCCCAAAGACACCAAAAGTACAGTCGCTAGCCCCACGTGGCCTACCAAGGAAGAAATCCCTGGCACGTGCGGCGGCAGTAACGATAGAAGCGAACAGCATGGTCTGCAATGGAAACGTATAACCGTTACCCATCGTAGATATCATATGAAGCTTCACCGAGTGCCCGTCGGGCAGTTCTGTGTTTTCACTGCGACCCACTAAGAACCAAGCCAATTGTTGGCTTGGAACAATGTGGTGAAGCATGTGAAGGGACATTGAATCAGAAGCGGACTCTAAATCTATGGTGCAGAATGCACCATCGATGGAACCGCGTCTGCTCAGTTCTCTATTTATATCGGGTTGAAGGCTAAGATCTATTCCGAAGAACGATCGAAGCCTATCCTCGATAAGAGAGCCTAGACCGAGCTGATAACCCATATTGAGGGTAGGCTCGATGCATATGCTCCTAGAGATATCGCGCGTCTTAGGTACAAACCGTAGACGGTTACTGCTAACTACCGTAGGCATCCCAAAACTAGAAAGACGGAATTGCTCCGCAATTTCCCATTCTGGTAGCCTTTTAATGTAGTTCCGATACGCTCGGTACAGACCAATGCTTGAAGTCGATAGGTCACTTTCAAAGAACTTCGTATAGAAGTCCGTTGACGAGCTACCTATAGACGACCCAGGACCACTTCGCACCCGATCAAAGATTTGGTCGGAAGAAGTGATGAGAGGGTCTCCATCTGGATAGAAGAAGTCATAGACGACGCTTCGCAGCTCGCCCATTAAGACTTCGTCCCAGGTGGATTCAGGCTGATAGCTCCAGTTTCTGCAGCGCTCATTAACGCTAAGAAACTTTTCGAGGGCAGGTTTGTCTGTCGCACTCTGATCGATATCGTCTTGAAATTTCTTCAAGACGCTCGTAAGAAGCTTCAGGCTAGCCATCTCTCGATGGGAGATATCAGGCCAGGGCTCTATAGAGGCGAAGTTATCGTCTTGAAGACGGCTAACAACGCTTCCTGGGAGCCCGGAGGCAAGGTCATGTAAGCAATCGAGGTACAAAGAACGAGGGTGTATGTGGCCCATCGCTTAGCACTCCGTATCAGTTTCTTTTTACGCTCAGCGTTAACCGGAAGCATTTTATGCTACTCCGGAAACACCCGTGTCACCTATGCCAGCAGACTGCTGGCTGAGGGTACCGATGTGGGCGCTGAGAGCCGCACGAACGTTGGGCGCGTCAGCCGTATCTGCCCCTGCCGGGACCTCAATAGAGGTCGTAATCAGCATGGTCTTAGACGGTTGACCGACCAAAGGTGTAACACCTTTGCGGGTGATCACCTTATATACGTTCATGGGAACTGATGCCAGTTGCCCATTCGAGCTGAGGGACGGAAGTACGCGAAGTACTTTCGGCCACCAGTACGAAATGGTAAACGGGCGTGCTACGGAGTGAACGTCAACACCGGTCTGAGTTCCGCCAAGGGCGGTAACCGCAACTTGTTTGACATTCGCGTCCGGTCCGGCCATGCTGACATTTGTATACGTCGGCGAGGTCAGACCGGTCTGGGCCGCACCCGTAATGGGTGAGGTGATGTTGACAGTCATTGGACTGTACTCCTGGGTTTAACGAGGTTAATGTTTTGAAGTAGTGAGTTTCGCAGTGGTCAATGCGGCTAAATTAAGCCACTTGGTTCCTAGGCCTGGTAATTCAAATTGAATTTCAGGTAGGGGGACCGAGTTTATTGACGTACGGTTCACAGACTTCCTATACAACCATCCGGAGCCGTTTCTCGTATATCGGTACATAACTTCGGCGATGTTTAAGGTGGTATTAATACCATAAACAGTGGATAAGGACTCAGTTCTGAGGGTAGAACACCCCCAGGCCAGTCCCATCCGGCCGATAGAATAAGCCGAAATTACGTCACCTATATTGGTGAAGTAATCGATCACGAACGACCATGGCAGAAGTTCCCAAGCTGTAGGCAGGAAGTCTTTAGGTGCAAAACCTAAAGTCCCGGCTGTAAAGCTTGAGTTCCCTGCTACGGTAGTACGTATCGCCCCTTTATAGCGGTGTTGTACCGTTTTAGAGGTTAGAATACGTGCGTATGCGTTCACGAAGTTCAAATTCTGAGAAGTCGCAACATCACTAGATTCACTGCCTGAAGCGATTGCGGTAATCGGTATTAACTGATTACACAATTGCTCTTGGCGGCGGTCTAAGTATGTACGCGCATCATCAATGTCTTTGATCAGCGGAGCCCATCCAAACATGTATTCGAGATACGTATCAGCTAGGTCTTTGTCAAGACGCCGTTTCGGACCCCTCTTCCGCTTCTGTGCGGTTGACAGATAGTCGTCGACGGACTTGCGCAAAGCCTTGGCTGGATTCTTGATCATACGAAGCGTTTCAGCAAGCTCACCCAACGCAGTTGCACCTTGAAACAAGGTTAGCTGCGATGCGAGCTTCTTATAAAACGCGGTAGCGGCCCGATTACTTACGGAGTTGACAAGTGAGGCTGATGGCGCGGAAGGTACGCTGGTAAGTCCAAAGGACCACCAGCCTGCCGTCTTACGCATATAGACCCACCCATAGTTTCCTTTCCAAGTAGTCCCGCGCATGTGGTCCATTAACGGCTCGATGTACCCCCGCTCCAAAGTGGCTGAAAAGTCACTTGTAGCGTTGATACCTCTTGCAATTTTTTTGGCGCCAACCAGGCACGGACGAACCATTTCTGCTGCTGCTAAGCGTCCGAAACGTGAGGCCAGTCGAAGGTACAAACGGGAATTTATTTGTGTAAATCCCCGGGTTACCATACGGCCAGCCATCAACGATCTCGTCTCTTGCAACAACAGGAAAGGTACTTAATCT